TTAGTTCCAAAAGGTTTTGGATAAATTGTTCCGTCTATCCAACTTGTTCTAGCCTCTGTTCCTATGTACCAAATAGGTAGCTGTCTACTTTCACCATAATTATAGATTACATACTGATCATTGTATGTTGATGAAGTGGTAGGATAATACCAAGTCACTTCACCAAATAAATTATTTAATCCAGCGTTTACTTGTTGACCTTTTGTAATGTCTAATTGATCAAATACATAATCCTCTACAGAGCAAGGTAGTGTTTTAACCGTACCATCATATAAAAAGAAACCGTTGGGACTCATCCAATAAGCGACACCATCTACCTCAACCGCAGCATTCTTACCTATAAGTCCACAGTTTGTACCCACTTGTTCAAAACCAAATGTAAAAGGTGCACCTATAAATTTCATGGTATATAGTGCATTGTCCGTCCATATTAGAATTGTTTCTTTAGCTTTTAATGATCCGATAATTCTACTACCATCTTGTAATCTTTGTGTGCCTGCAGCATTAGTTACAGAGGGAGCATATGTATTTATATCCTCCTGATCAGAAAATCTTATAAACATATCGTCTTGTGTCGTAGGATCACCTATTGTTGTTTCTGTTCCAAGATGAATTAAGTGTCTTGTTGTTGGTGATATTAAGCTAGCTCTTGTTGCAGTAGGATTGTTACCCGTTGCAAAACCAGAAGTGGTTGTTGCAGCTCTCGTTGTTAAAGGTAATGTGCCCCCTGCATCCCAAGTAAATGTTTTACCGTTAGCAATCGTTGCTACTAACACTTGTCCAAAATTATCTAATGACCAAAGTCCTGGTTCTAGTTGCACCGTTGATGCAACTGTTGCTTCACCCCAGTCAGAAAAGTTTGTAGCATCTGTTACAGCTGTCCCATCTGAGTGAGCAGCTTTGCTTGTTCCATTTACCTCTCTTACAATAGATTGTAAATTAGCACCAGCAATAGATGCATAAGATATTAATTCTTCTTCTACCAATATTCTACCAGCAGAGGTAAAGTTTGTTGTTGAAGCTAATGTAATATTTGTCCCAGATCCACCCGTACCGTTCGTATCATTTAACAATGCACCATTTAAAGTTGATGTTGCAGCACCAGCAACAGATCCTTGCCACTCAGATATGCCCCAACCATAACCATAGGATTGTGCAGCTGGACCTATTCTAACATAAGGTGCAATATCTATGCTGCCGCCAGGACCAGCGTTTGCTGGTGTGCCTGAAGTTGTTACTGTTACTTGAAATTGTGTTGCATTTAAAACAGATGTAACTTGAAATTTTTTACCATCAAAATCAGATGTAGAATAACCACTACTACCTGGTAGTGTCGTATCGTCTAGAAAAACAATATCACCAGGTTCTAAACCATGAGCAGTGCTACTTGTAATTGTTACTAAGCTTGATCCTGAAAATGTTTGTATAGTTGCATTATTAATTACAGCATCTAAAGGTGTTATGTCGTAAAGCTGACCTTCAAAATATAATAATAACAGTTTGTCTGTTCCAATGGCTACATATCTATTTCCATCAAGATCTACAAATGGAAACATTTTTCTAGCCACACCAACAATAGTATCTGTAACTAAAGAAGACCAACCACCTACCTTCTCTGGTAGTTGATATCTAAATCTTACATTATTACAATCTACCCAACGTCCTTCTGCTCCAACAGTTGTGTTTTGTTTATCTATTCCAGGTGCAAAATTAACTCTTGTAAGAGGCATAGTTCATCCCCCTACGCGGTGTTTGTCTTGAAAGCCCAGCCACGAGTCGAGTCAACGTATACTAAAGTTATAGCTTGACCATTTGTTGATAATACTAAGTTGCTTCCAGATCCATTTATATTGTGACCGTTTCTAGCTATTGTTAAATTATTCGAGTTAAAAGTTCCTCTAGCGTCTACTATTGTTAATTCATCACCGGTCGCAGCTGACGTAGGTAATGTAATTGAAATACCTGCAGTTGTAGTGTTTGTTAAAAGTTGATCACCAGCAACAGCAGTATATGCAGTTACAGACGCAGAGTTTACAGTTCCATAACCTTTTGACAATAATCCTAACTTCATGTTTGTGCCATCTGACACAACTGCAACAGTTGCATTTATTGGAATAGGTACACTAGTTCCACTAGCTGTTTGCACAGACAAAGAAAATAATGTGCTTGAAGCCCCTCTAGTTGTAGAGTCTTTAACTATAATAGATCTTTCTGCTCCAGACGGCATTATCAAAGTTCTGTTACCAGTTAAAGTTCCAGTTAATTCATAAAAAGCATTTTTACCATCTGAAGTAGCACCGTTTGTTAATGTTAACGTAACATCTCCAGAGGCCATGGATTGACTTAAATATCCTGTAGCTGATTGTTCTAATATTTGTAAATTTGTATTTGTTATTGTTCCCCATAAACCAGCTTTTTCACCGGTTGCTATGAGTTCTAATTTAGTATCTGTAGAAAAACTTGATGCCATATTAATAAGGTTCTATTGGTGTCCAGACCATTGTTGCGCCTGGCACTATTCCACTCCATGTTATAGCTGTAGCGTCTTTAGTATCTAGTGTTAAACCACTACCAGTAACGTCTACATTTGCTGCTGCCGTTATTGTAACAGTGCCTGTTGACATAGTCAATGCGTTTCCAGTGACTGATACGTTGGCATCTGCTGAAACAACAGCTGTTCCGGTAGCCAGGGTTAGTGGACTGCCTGTAGGGCTTAAATTAGCTTCTCCAGTTATAGATAATGTACCAAAACCAAGTGTTAATGGACTACCTGAAACGTTCTCTACAATAGAATCAGCCGTAATACCTATGCTACCTATCGTTATTGTTAACGATGTCTTAGTAGCTGTAATAGTTACGTTTCTATCCTCAGCTGCTGTTGCAAACGGAAACTCTGAAAATGCACTTAATCCTAACATAATATATCCTTAAACAGGGAAGAGTGTGGTGTTATGGTGGTGACACTCTCCCCAGTCTAAAGATATATCACTTTTTAAACCAAGCTGGAAGTCCTAAATGCGGTCTTCTATCATTTACATTTTTATCCGCATCTTTAGATTTTTGGTCGTTATAGTGTAGAAATACTTGGGCACAATTATCGCCTTGAAATTCTTCTCTCCAATGTTCTAATTCCATACCTCTGTAAACTAGCATATCTCCAGGTTTTAGATTAACTCTAACACCTTTGTTATTGCTCGATACAGTTATCTTTTTACCATCAGGTATACCTACATTCTTTTTAGGTTCTAAATATATAGGCCAAGGATCACCACCTAGATTTAATGTTGTAGATATTTCACAACTAAATCTGTCTTTGTGTCTATGTAAAACATCACCAGGTTTGTATATTCTTGCATACGAATATGTTGGGTATAATTTTAATCCTGTTTTCTTTTCCATAATAGGTAGAGTTCTCATAAGCAAAGTTTCCATAGCTATATCTGCATAGTGAGAATATGTATTTGGAACTTGTTTATCATTCCATACACCAAACTCTTCTGTAAATTGAGAAATGTATCTTTGATCAAAAAATGTTCTAGCAACTTGTCTTTTCAATAAAAAATAATTGTACACAAATTCTGCTATCTCTTTTGGTACAGCTTCTTTAATTACAAGATATTTATTTTTTTTGAAGCTCATTTTTTTGACTCCTTTCTTTTGATATTGCTGATTCAACAACTTTAATATTAAAGTGTATAAACCTAAATGGCTCTAAACCTGGGTCCACTGCAAACTGATGTGGAACATAACCTGGAAAAATAATTATCGTTCCTGGTTTTGGTCTATAATGAATTTGATTAGATGCTAACGTAATTTGTTCTTGATTTTTTACGAATAGTTTTGTCATTTCCGCACCAGGTCTTGGATCGTGAAAAATAGGATAAGATGTTTTTTCACTACATTTTAAAAAATAAAATCCTGATACGTGTTGATTCCAATGAACATGGGTATCATGATGACCACCACCTTTTTCAGTAAACTCTTGCACCCAAAATTCTGTAAAGTGTAGGCTATGGTTTTGTAAATTAAATCCTTGCCAATCTAAAAATTCATAAGATCGTTGTCCTATAAATTGAACAAGCTCTTTTATTTTAGGATCGTTAGAAAAACTTTCACTATGATAAGATAAACCAAAACTACCTATATCTTTTTTCCATTTAGGTTCATTTTTTAATTTATCTTTTAAATTTTTTTGAGCTTTCTTAATATATTTATCTGTTACTTTAATTCCGTTTTTCAAAAACATGGGTGCCTCTGCAATCCATATCGGTGTTTGGAAATAAAATGAAGATTTAAAATCTACATGTCCTTCTGGTTTTTTTGGTGTACTACTTCCGCCTTGTTTCATATTATTTAAATGGATAACCTAGATTCCATATTACTAGACTATTCCTTTCTCCTTTTGTTACTGGTTTGACTCGATGCCATACAAAAGATGGAAACACAACCAACGAGCCTTTTGGTAATATTTCTGTGCATGTTCTAATATTAGGTTTTTTATCAGGATCCTCATTCCTTAAATCAAACTCTAACTCTCCACCTTTGTATTCTTTTGGATCTGTTAACGTTACCGTTATAGATAATTTCCTAATCTTACCTTTTGTTGGACCTTCTTCCACATAAGGTTTATCCCAACTATCGCAGTGCCAATCATAATACTGACCTTTTTTATAAATAGTAAACTGACAAGATTCTGACCAATCCCATTCAAAGTTCCAACCTGCATTTTTATTTGCCATATGAACATAAGGATGTATTTCTTTATATATCCAATGATCATTCATCCAAACAATATTTGAGTCTCTTTTCTTCTGTAGATTTTTTATTTCTTCCTCATTCAAAGGGTTCTTATCTAAATCTCGATCTCTACCAAAACCTCCCGTAATAGCCATTATTTCTCTTTTCTTTTCTGCTTTACCATATTGCACAATCATATCGCAAATTCTTGATGGAATTGCAGATTCAAAATACCAGTAATAATTAGATATATTCATAGTTAATAGTTAAAATTATGTTTAAGCCATTAGAAGTATTGGGTGAAAAAGAATACTTATTAGTAGCCGGAAACATTATAAAGTTATTATTTTTTATGGGTATGTGCCAGGTTCTATTTTTTCTTCTATTATCGTCATATTCAATAATACATTCGGAAGAACCTTCTTTAACATCAACACCGTAGATTAAGGTATAGTCTGGTGAGTTACGTAAATCAACTGGCTCAACCTGGTTTCTTGTCCAAGATTTTTCTTTAGGATGCATAACATTACCATGCATATTTTTAGGTATTAAAGTACGACCATATTCAACCTTCCAATGATCTCTTATATAATCTTGTGTCCATTGCAGAGGTTGAGAAAAAGGCACAACATAATCATCAAAAGCATAAGCTTGTAGATTGTTGTTTACTCTGTTTTGTTTTGCGTAGGACTCTATAATATCGTTTCCTATTTGATTTCGGTCGATATCAAAACCTTTAGGCATATCAACCTCACCATGATACAAGTCAACCTCAGATAACACCACCTTCTGCATAAATTAAGCTTTTCTATTTACTAAATCCCAATTTTGTGTTGATTCATTCCAGTCATGATCCCATTTATGAGTAGGTTCTGTGTTTTCATCAGCTGGTGTATTTTGAGCCTCTTGCTCAGCTGTTAGTTCTGGTTTTGCAACTGGAGCATCCCAAGACGCGGTTGACGTGTTTAAAACCCAACTAGCATAAGGTTTTTTAGGCATGAAAATATCATTATCTTCATCGTAAGTATAACCTATACCAGCATAGTTACCTCTTAAAGGTGTTCCGCCATTTTTGTGTTGATTGTTTTGTGTATTGTAAGATGTTTTTTTCCAAAGAGGCCAGCTATGGATTCTTTCCAAAAACTGTCTGCCTACTTCTTCATCTTCAATACCATCAGCATTTTGACAATCTTTATCAGCTACAACATGAACTGCTATAACTTTATTGTTTGCTCCTAATTTTGCGTAATGTGCCATAATGTTCTCCTTATATATTATTTGTTAAAATTTGTAAAACCATTAATTTATATTAACTTCCTTGGAATTTGTATCTTAATATAACTATTCCTGATCCTCCAGCCCCTTGTTGGTTACCTGGACTTGAAGGTCCTCCTGGTGCATTAGCTGCACCTCCACCACCTGTATTTGCAAATCCATCAACCTGGTTAGTATCTCCATTAGGAGCTGTTCCCGGTCTTCTTGAGCCACCACCAGCACCACAAGTATCACCGCCTCCTCCACCACCAACTGTAGCTGGTCCTGAACCTCCACCAGCTCCTGCGAAAAATCTTAAAGGTGTTGGTTGTTGAGGTGTTGGTGCATCTCTACCAACAGCAGGATTAGCATAAATTGCTGTTCCAACTCCTGCTCCACCTGTTCCTCCAATGTCATTATTTGGAGCAGGTGTACTTCCTGATCCACCAGCGCCACCTCCGCCTCCTCCACCACCAAAAGGACCTGTTCCACCGTTTGCACCATTATTACCTTGTGGAGGACTTACTGGAGGAGTATTTCCTGTTCCACCAGTTCCACCTGGTGCATTACCGCCACCACCTGAACCTCCATTACCTCCTGCTGTTCCACCAAGAGCAGATGTTATTGTTGAAAAAACTGAATTGTTACCGTTACCGCCAGCTGAACCGCCAGCTCCAACAGTTATTGGAAACGTAGCCACTGAAGCTGTTAAAGCACCTCCTGGGTTTCCTAAAGGTGAGTCAGTCCAATCACTTCCTGGAGAAGGACTAGATTCTCTAAAGCCACCAGCTCCACCTCCACCACCATCGCTTCCGCCGCCACCACCGCCGCCACCTATTACTAAATAATCTATTTTATTCCAACCACCAGCGTTACCTGCTTTTGTTACTTGAAAACATCCGTTTGCTGTAAATACGTGAATTTTCCAATCACCACAAGTTGCTGTGGTATTTCCACCTGAAGCCTCAACATAACTTGCAGTATCTATTTGTTTGTCTGCGGTATTGACAGTTTTCCATCCTTCTGTTGAATCAACAAAAATTAAAGTTACGCCTTCACCATTACCATCTATAGTTCCATCAATACATACTCCATCAATTTTTGATCCACCTCTACCTACTGTTATATTATTGCAAGCTGAAGTATTTGCGTAGTCTAAAACAGATACTATGTCTCCTGCACTAGGAGAGCTAGGAAGAGTTACTGTTACACCACCTGATGTTGTGTTGACAAAAAATCCTTTACCAGACGTAGCAGTAAAAGGACTTGTTTTTACAGTTGTACACCAATTTACAGTTCCAGTTCGACCAAACCCTGTCTGTGATGCACCTGACGCTAATGAAACTGTTCCACCGCACCTTCCGAGTGTAACCGTAGTAGCGTCCACGGTAACAGTTTTACCAGCACCGCCACCAACTGTGGCTGTGCACCCTGATCTTTGTTCTAATTTATTTACTTTAATTGTACTCATAATTTAATTGTTAAGCCGTAAATGTTCCATCTGATGTAAATACTCTAATCGTGTCTGATCCACAAGTTGATGTAGAATTACCACCTGAACCTCCGTTTGCCGTTGCATGACGAATAACTACGATACCTGAACCACCTGCACCTCCAGCGTGATCTCCACTTGTTCCTGGGCCTCTACCGCCACCTCCACCACCACCGCCAGTGTTGGCTGTACCTGCTCCACCTGCTCCTGATGAGCTTGGTCCTGGACCGCCTGATCCTCCACCGCCTGATCCTCCTCCAGCATTATTTCCGTTTTCTGCTGCTCCGCCACCACCGCCAGAAAAAAATCTACCCGGACTTGGTCCTGTTGTTCCAAAACTTGGTGCTAACGGACCTAAACCTGTAAAAGAATTTGAACCTGCACCACCTGCACCTGCAGTATTACCTGATGCATTTGATCCTGTACCTCCTGCGCCACCACCGCCACCTGATCCTGTGCTAGGACTTGCTGCACCAGTGCCACCATCATTACCTTGTGATGGACTTACTGGAGGAGTGTTACCTGATCCACCTGCTGCTGTGCTTGGTGATTCTCCACCACCTCCTGATCCTGAACCACCTGGATTTCCGGCCCCTGAATTTTTACCTAAACCACCACCTGTTGATGTAATTGTTGAAAAAACTGAATTTGAACCAGCAGAACCAGTTCCTGGAAAGTTACCAGTGCCTCCACCACCTACTGTAACTGGAATTGCAGTTCCTGAATTAACGGTAAAAGATTTACAAGGAACAAATCTAAAACCACCAGCTCCACCACCTGATCCATGATTTGTTCCACCGCCACCTCCACCACCAGCTACTACTAAATACTGAACATTATATGTTGGGGGTTTTAATGTTGGTGCTGTTTCATTCGCAGTGTTAACAGTAATCCATCCTTGAGTTGCACCAGAATAAATAATGGTTGCTGACATTCTTTCGTCTTTTAATAAAAAATTTGAACATTCACCTTTTATTTTAGAACTATTTCTACATAGTGTAACTGCACTTGTATCAAAAGTTCCATTTAAATCTGCTACAGCTAAAATATCTCCTGCTGAAGGACTTGATGGAAGTGTAACAGTTACAGCTCCACAAGCTGTATTTACAAAATATCCTACTCCGTTAGCTGCTGTAAAAGGGCTTGTCTTTGCTGTAGTACACCAATCTACGGTTCCGGTTCTACCCATGCCTGATGTGGTTGCTCCACAAGCGACAGCAACTGTTTGTCCTGAAGAACCAAGTGTGATTGTAGATCCACATTTTTTAATAATGTTTGATCCATCTGAAACTTTTTGTATGTTATCTACTTTAATTGCACTAGTCATTATTGAAACTTATATCTTATTACTACTATACCAGAACCTCCTGTTCCACCATTACTACATGAAGGAGTTGCAGGACCTGCAGGAGATTCAGCTCCACCTCCACCTCCACCACCTGTATTAACAGTTCCTGGATTTCCTTTATTAGCTGGAATAGTACCGCCTGATCCTGGATTTGTTCCACCTGCTCCACCACCGCCTGATCCACCAGCTCCACCAGCATCAGGTCCATTACCTGTTCCTCCTGCACCTCCACCTCCTGCTCTAACTACTGCTGAACCTGAAATTTCAGTTGATGCTCCTGCTCCTCCAGCACCACCGACTGATGGTTGTGCATTTTGACCAGCAGCAGTTGCTCCTCCACCGCCTGCTGCAGAATTAAAAGGTGGTGTTGATGGAGTAGGAGCATCACCTCCATCTGTTCCTTGTGCTGGACTAACTGGAGGAGTGTTTCCTGCACCTCCACAATTTCCTGCACCTCCACCTCCTCCTGATCCACCATCAGCACCTGCATTAAAACTTGGATTTTGTGTTCCTCCGCCTCCACCACCAGCAGAAGTTATTGTTGAAAAAACTGAATTAGCACCACTACCACCTTTAGCAAGAGGAGAAAAAGTTCCAGCCGTACCTCCAGCTCCTACTGTGATTGGATATGCTTGAACTGAAACTGGTAAACCTGCTGGAGCTACTAATGGACTAGCTGTATATGGAGTTGCTGGAGTTTTACCTTCTCTAAAACCGCCTGCACCTCCTCCACCTGATCTATTAGCACCACCTCCTGCTCCACCTGCAACTACCATGTATGAAACATTATTGTTTGATGGTGTTGGTGCTGTATCAATCGTAAAAGTTCCGTCTGATGTAAATGTATGTATTTTAAAATCCCCACAAGTTGCTATAGTTCCACCTGTAGCAACAATAAAAGCTGGAATACCTGTTACATTTGATGTGGAGTCATGAATATCTTGCCAACCTTTTGTACCATCTACGTAAATTAAAGTTACTGATTGAGATTCAGTAGTTAAATCTGTATTTTGAGCAACTCCGTTTATTTTTGATCCACCTCTACAAACTGTAACTGCATTACAGTCCCATTTATTAGCATAGTCTTTAAAAGCCACAATATCACCAGCAGAAGGCGAACTTGGAAGCGTAACTGTAATCGATCCACAAGTTGTATTTAAAAAATAACCTTTTCCTGATTCTACAGTTAATGGTGATGTTTTAGCTGTAGTGCACCAGTTCACAGTTCCTGTTCTACCAAATCCAGTTTGTGATGCACCTGACGCTAATGATACAGTCTTACCGGATGATCCAACTGTAAGCGTTGAGCCACATTGTACATCAATTTGATTTACTTCTATTTTACTCATTATATTACTACCAACGTTCCAGTTACAGTTACTGTTGCGCTAAAAGTTACAGGACCAGCTAACACAGCACTTTCTATTACCATGGGTCTAGTAAAAGTTGCTGCATGATGATGTATGCTAGTTTCAGCTACTCTATCACCTACGTAAACCTGTTCATTTATTTCAGCCATTTATTCTCCTTATGTGCTAATTGCGTCTACACGGCTTAACCAAACATCAACACTTGATGCAGTATTGGCTTGACCTTTCAACACATCTCCACTGTTTAAAACTATTTTAGAACCACCTTGCACAAGTTCTACGGAACTTGCTGCGGGCAAAGCTAAATCTTTAACGATGTATCTCAAAGTTCCAGAACCATTATCATCTATAAAGACACTAACAGTCACTGCACTTGTTAAGACATTGGCAAGTCTAATTCCTACAACAGCATCGTCAGAGTTAGCTGTTAACAAAGTCGTTGCCGAGTTTGTTATCTGTGCTCCCGATCCTTCAAAA